ATCCAGTTCAAATTTTAATGAATTAAACTTCAAATCAGGTTCTTTTTTATTATCAAATCTTTTATTTGTCCGAATACTAAATTCGGAAACATAATAAGCCCTTAATTGGAAAGGGAGGCATTTAACTTGTATTGACGAATCTTCAGGCGGCATAGTCTTTTAAATATTGATTTTCTATAGAATAAGGGAAATTATAAGAAAATCTTAATTCTCCATCTTTATCAGAATCTTTATTAAATTTAACCAATGGAGAAATAGAAGTAGAATTGATTTTTTCAGTCTTTGAATGCTCTTCTTCCCATACAGTTGATATATGAGAATCATTTTCTAAAAATGATGTACAGGGAGTTAATTCATCCTCATAATCCTCTGGATCCAAATAAAAAGTACCATCAAAATAGCTTGCTAATTGAGTGATAGAACTGTTCTGTTTGAATAAAACAAATCCTGACGGAGCAAAATTACCTATATACCAGACAGGAGAATTTATGAAAATGGTATCAACAGAGATTTTAGCACGCTTAGCTTCTTTTATTTGTTGAGGTGTTACCGGAACGACGATATACTTATAGTCTTCTTCATGTAAAATTTTGATTGAAATATAGAGGTCTGACCCTTTTTGAACAATAAACAGGCCTGGGCCATCGTAGTCAGATAAAGATTCTTTGAAAATGGTGTTCATTACATTTGTTTATTGTTTTATATAGAATTATTCATCCTGAAAATTTTCTATTTCGGAGATAGTCCCTAATACATCACATGAAGCATGGGGCCACCATGCATAATGTTTCTTTTGTGGTTTACCATCTAAACATATTCTTCCATCATTCTCACGAAGGATTATTTTCGCGATAGGAAGTTTGAACTTTGATTGCCACTTTTTTGCTTCTTTATATGTACTAAATACTGATAGGGATAATGCTCGACAGAAAAAGCGAGGATCTTTTGAACTGGTGATTTTGCCAAGTGCAACATGTGAGGCAAAGTCTGCTTCACTTGGCGGATTATGAACGAATCTGTACATGATCATTTCTTCCTGAATAGGGCCAGACTCTGGTAGTGGGCATCCTTCTGGTAAATTTTCTCTGTATTGAGGTTCCTGCATGATCGCACAAGTTCTACCGGCATCATGCTAAATCAATAGACAACGAACACAAGTAATTTAAGGGAATCATGGCAGAACTTTCGTGACGAATTCACTCTTATATATGTTATGCAATATTGCAAGTGATTTTATTCCTAGGCCCAATAACTTTTTCGGAATACTTGCCACGCTGTTGGAATTTTCCTATTCGGTTTTGCTGCATAAGTCACCCCGTCTGATACGTCATTCCAATCCAGACTCGCCTCTGCCAAGCTTCTGTTCTATGTTTCTCACACAAACGCCTACCTCATCTCCATCCCTATTTTACTATGCCCTTTTCTCCGGATTGGTCAAGCGAGCGTTTGTCATGCCT